GTAAAAGTTTCTCCATCTCTAATTGTTGCAACAAGAACTTGTCCATAGTTATCAAGACTCCAGTTTCCTGGATCCAGGACTACAGAACTTGTAGCTCTTTCAGTTCCCCAAGTAGAAGTATTCCATGTAGAAGTACTCCAACCATAACCTACGGTTTGAAAGACAGGACCTACTTCAACATAAGGATTAACGGTTGCTGCACCTGCTGCTGTCATACCAGTACCACCTTCATTTCTTACAGCTTGCACAGTAAATTTATCTACTGTTGCAACTGTTAAAATTTCATAAGCTACTTCTAATTCTGCTGCTGTAAAGTCTGATGCACCTGTAACAGTTACGCCAGATAAAGTTACATATCTTCCAACTTCTAGACCATGAGAACCCTTATTAACTTGTAAAACATTTGAGCCATTAACTGTTGTTAATGTGCATCCTGTAATAGCTGTATCTAATGGTGTAATGTCAAAAAACTGTTCTCCATAATATAAAAATAAACCTTGTGAAGTTCCAATAGCTGCATATCTTTCCCCCGCTAATGATGTCCAGGTGTGTTGAGCACGTGCTACCCCAGGTAATGTTTCACCTGCAATAGATAATTGATTCCAACCACCTATTTTTTCAGGTAATCCATATCTAAATCTAACAAAATCACCATCGACCCATTGAGACTCGGCTCCGGAATCTGTGACCATCTTGTTAAAACCAGGCTTGAAATTTAATTTTTGTAGCATATAGTAGCTTATATATTAATTTTACAGAGAATGAAAGTAGCATAATTATGGACCATTTAGAGGCAATTGTCGAGATAAAAAATATATTATCTCCTAAATTCATAGATAAAATTATACCTTTGATAAATAAAAAAGCTAAAAAAAAATTAACGGTGGGTAATTACCAGCTAGATAAAAATATAAGAAATGTTGATGGTTATTCTTTAACAAATAAAACACCCACTGATATTTATTATTTTCATTATATTACAAAAGAGATAGAAAGAATATATACTTTTTACAAAGCTAAATTTCCTAAAATGGCAAGTTCACTAATAAATCAAATAGACTTATTAAAATATTCACCTGGAGGAAAGTATGAAATACACACAGATCATTATACTACTTCAGCCAGACATTTAAGTATTATTATTAATTTAAATAATGATTATGAAGGTGGAAATTTAATTTTTACGGATCAAAAACAAAAAGAAATAAAAAGAATAAAGCTAGGTAAAGGATCTATTGTTTTTTTTCCAAGTAATTTTATGTACCCTCATAGCATAGAACCTATTACTAAAGGAACAAGATACAGTATTGTCTCATGGTTACAGTAAAAGACAAAATAATTAAAAACTTTTTTAGTAAAGAAGAATTAGAAGTACTTCATAAGTATTGTTATGACAAATTAAAGATAAATAAAGATTATGATGTTCATTATACAATTGAATCTCCTGGATGGTATAACGATCCTTTAATGAATGCTTTTTTAGATACTAAATTACCTTTATTAGAAAAACAATCTAAACTACAATTATTTCCTACTTATGCTTATTGGAGGTATTATGTATTTGGAGGAAAATTAAAAAAACATACGGATAGACCAGCATGTGAAGTATCTGTTACAGTATGTATTAAAAAATATGACAATTGGCCTATTGTAATTGAAGGGACTTCATTTGAGTTAGAAGAAGGAGATGCTGTTTTATATGCTGGATGTGAACAAGAACACGGGAGACCAGGTATATATAAAGGGGAAGGTATGGCACAAGTATTTTTTCACTATGTTAATAAAAATGGACCTTTTACTCATCATAAATATGACCAGGTGCTTATAAATACTTCAACCCAGGGAAGTCCAGAAGATTTTAAAATAAAAAAATTAAGATTAAAAGAATTAAAAAAAAATAAATGAAAATTGTAGTAGTAGGAGGAGGAAGCGCTGGATTAATAGTGTCTACTTATTTAAAAAAATTCTGGGGAGATAAAATAGAATTAATTCTTGTATATGATCATTCTAAACCAGGTATAGGTGTCGGAGAAAGTTTAACACCAGTAATTTATGATTACTTAAATTTTGTTGGAGTTACAAGAGATGATATAATTAATCATGTTAATGGTAGCGTAAAGCTAGGATTAAAATTTAAAAACTGGTTAAATGATGGTAATTCTTTTTATCACAATTTTTTAGAAATGCAGGCAAGTTATTTAAATTATGGAGCAGCCTATGATATTCAAAATAAAAATTATGATAACGATGTCACTTATGGAAATTATTATTTTGAAAATAATTTAATACCAAAAGACCCAAATGCAGTTCAGGCCCTGCATTTTGATGCCACTCTATTAAGTAAATTTTTAGAAAAAAAATTTAAAGATGAACTTACTATAATTGACGATGAGGTTGTAGAAGTTAATGTAAATGATTTAAATGAGATAGATAGTATTCAATTAAAAAAACAAGGTGTTCTTAAAGGAGATTTATTTATTGATGCTTCAGGATTTCAATCTGTACTATTTAGCAAACTAAAAAATAATTGGATAGACAAAAGTAGTTGGCTACCTTTAAATAAATGTATTCCAAATCCGGTAAAATTTAATTTTAAAAAGCAACCGGTATATACAACTAGTGAAGCCACTGATCAAGGTTGGATTTTACAGGTCCCTTTATCTAATAGATGGGGGTGCGGTTATTTATATTCTTCTGATTTTATTGATGATGAAAAAGCATTTGAAAATTTTAATTCATTTGTAGAAAAAACATACGGAGAAAAACTTACTAATACCAGTAAAGTATTAAATTTTAAAAGTGGGTTTTGGGAAAAACAATGGGTAGGTAATTGTGTTGCAGTTGGTTTGTCGAGTGGTTTTTCTGAACCCCTAGAAGCAACTAATATACACCACACAGTAATGCAAGTTAAAAAATTATGTCAGATATATACTTTTAAATGTCATGAATTAGATAGAAAAAATTATAACAAAAACATGTTAGACCTATATGAAAACATATATTTATATCTAAGATTTTGTTACACTACTAACAGAACTGATTCTGAGTTTTGGAAATATATGACAAATAATGTACCTGAAGATGTTAAACATGTAGAAAATAAAATAAAGACAGAAGTTTTATCCCAAGACACTTTACCTGGAGAAGTTTTTAATTATGGTAATTTTACCAGGGTTGCCTATGGTTTAAATAAAATAGATTTATCTTCTTACACTAAATTTTTAAATAACAGAAATGCTTTTGACAGTGGAAAAGCAGAATCAGATTATATTAAATTACAAAGAAACATTAATTTAGCAAATACAATTGATCATAAAAAATATATAAAAATGGTAAAAAGATAAAATGAACCTTACTCAAGTTTTTATAGCAACTATAGTATCTGTGTTTATTGTTTTTATATTGTATTATAAAATAGGTTTTAAAGAAATTAAAGATTGTTATAATCTTTGGTTTACTAAAAAATACTGGACCGATTATAATATTGTAGAAGCAGTAAGTTGGATTTGCAAAGCTATAATAATAATTCCGGGGCTTATATTTAAAATAGAACTTTGGTGGTTATATTTTTTCACTTTAATAACCAGCTCTACATTAATTTGGGCTTCTAATAAAAAACTATTACCCACTCTAGTAGGTTTTAACTCACTATGGATATGGTTGTCCTGTATGGTATTAATCCAACATATAAAAATATGAACATAATTAAAAATTTTTTATCAGAAGAAGAATCCAATAATTATATTGATTTTCATAAAAACTTTTTTAATGATACTAAACCTAATTGTTTTTTACATAGAAAAACAAAAGTTCTTGATTGTATGAGCCTTGAAAATAAGCCATTGATTAAATTAATGTATTATAAATTATTGGATCTATGTCAAAAAATAGATAAAAAATTAACAATTAACTATTTTCAAATTGTAGAATGGCCTATTAATGAAAGTCAAGGTGAGCATATTGATTTTTCATATCATCCATATACAAGTGTATTATATTTAAATGATGATTTTGAAGGAGGGGAAACAGTGGTAAACAACCAAACTTACACACCTATAAAAAATAGTTTAATAGTTTTTGAAGGAAATAAATTAAAACATAAAGTAACAAAAATAACAAAAGGTATAAGATATACTATACCTTGTTGGTATAAATATAATGATTAAAAAAATAGAATACAATTATTTTCACTGGGGTCCTTTTTTATATAAAACAAAATTAAATAATAAAGAAATTAATAATATTAAAAAATTATGTAAAAAAAATTCTAAAAAAAATTGTAGAAAAAATTTAGCTGGTTTAATAAAAAATGAATATAGAATAGATAAAAATAAATTATTTCCTATTATTTTTCCCTATATAGATAGTTATCACAAAGCTTCATACGAACACTATAATATTAGATTAGATAGACAAATAACTTTAGAAAACTCATGGGTAAATTACATGACTAAATTTGAATCTAACCCTATTCACACACATGATCATGATTTATCTTTTGTTATATTTACACATATTTCAAAACAATTAAAACAGGAGTTTAATAATACTATAACATCAGGACATAAACCTGGATTTATAAATTTTTTAATTTCTTTAAATAAAGATAAACAATTTATTAGTGAGCGTTCATTTGAACCTAAAGTAGGAGATTTTTTTATTTTCCCAGCTAGTTTAAATCACTATGTAAATCATTTTGAAGCAGGAGGAGAAAGAATTTCTGTTTCAGGTAATGTATCATTTAATAAGGATAAAAAATAATGGAAAGAAATGTAAAAATAGAAAATTTTATAGGTATATACGATGGTTATATAACTGAACAAGAGTGTAACAATGCAATTAAATTATTTGAAGATCAAAGTAAACTTAACAAAGTTTTAAATAGACAGGTAGAACCAGGCAATAGTTCTCTCTCTAAAAAAGATTTACAGCTGTTTGCAAATCATGAAAATATAGATGTTTGGTATGAAGAATTAAAGAGTTTAATATTTAATTTTGACATTGCTTTAAAACATTACGAAGCAACAACGGGAGTTACAAAAAGTTTTGGATTAGATGAATTAAGATACACAAATTTAAAAATTCAAAAAACTTTACCAGGAGAAGGCTACCACGTTTGGCATGTAGAACACAGTATTGGTTATCACAACGAAGCTAGAGCCCTGGTATTTTCAATATATCTAAACGATGTAGAAGATGGCGGCGAAACAGAATTTTTGCATTTTTCAAAAAGAGTTAAACCTAAGAAAGGTAGAATAGTTATTTGGCCTGCAAGTTTTCCATATGTTCATAGAGGAAATCCACCACTATCTGGTGAAAAATATATTTTAACCTCTTGGATGATGTTCAGGTAGTATATTAAGACGAATAAGAAGTAGGTCTTGCACCTATTCTTGCAGTTTTGTCCGAATCAGTTTCTTCTGGAGTTAATCCACTTTCATCCCAATCTAATTGCAATTTAGCTAAATGTGCTGCATCCCATTTATCAATAAATTGTTGGAAATCACCAATATTTTCATCTGCAAAAGAATTATGTGGTTGATTATCTTTATGTTCTACTTCATCAGAAACAACAGATGTGCCATATTGAATAGCCCATATATTAGAAAATTTAGATTGATTCCAAAAAGAATCATCACTTATTTCATACATACCTTGTGCATCACCAGTTTTTTTAATTATTGTTTTGTCATCAAAGATAACTGTCCAAGTTGCGTTAGTTGCCATTTTATTTCTCCTAAGTTTTAATTATATAAATTACTGCTATATATGGTTGAAGAACAGAAGTTGCATCCCCACTAAAAGTTGCACTCATGTTGTGAGAGTGACCACTGTCATTACCTATAGGGTTTGTAGTCATTGTATTACCTGTCCAAGTTCCTTGTGGACTAGGAAGTCTTGGAGTTGTTGGTTGTGGATTACCTGGGTTTTTTAATGTAGCGGTTAAAGGGTGATTGTGATTAGCAAGTTGGTTTTGTGATAAAGTAGCATTGGCTGTTGAACCACCAACGTTTCCTGTTGCAGCTACAGTATTTGCTCCACCAGTTGATGCTAAAGCTTTGTTATTAGATTTTCCAACGGGTACGTTATCTGCTAAATCAGGTACATTGAAAGTAGATGAACCGTCTCCAGCTCCGTAAGTTGTACCTACAACTGCAAATAATGCAGAGTAAGTTGATCTTGAAACAGCTGCACCATTACATTCTAAAAATCCAGATGGAAGAGACGATGCTGACCATGGAAGAATAGTTCCTGTAGCTGTACCTTCTATACCTGTAAGGTTTGCTCCATCAAAATCATATTTAGTTGCTTCGTAATTTGACATATTATTTCTCCGTGTAAGTCCATCCTGTTGTAGCGTCGCCTGAATATACTAATCCAAAAGCTGCACCTTGTGTATTAAC